GTGATGAGGAGTTCCTTGAGGTAGGGCAATGGTTGTACAACAAGTTTGATAAGGTCAGTGGTATCTCTTTCCTTCCTTACTCAGACCATACGTACCAGCAGGCCCCATATGAACCTGTTGACAAGAAGACATACAACCAGTTAGCTAAGGACTTTCCGAAAGAGATATCGTGGGATATAGAAGAGGCCAGCGATATGACCGAAGGATCACAACAACTGGCCTGCACAGGTAACAACTGCGAGTTATGACATAAAGAAGATAGAGTAACCTCTGTCATTACTGCCTACATCCTCTGGCTTGTCTTTCGGGTCATGGGATGTAGGTATTCCTTCCTTCTGCATCTTCTTGATGCGCTCTTTAGAACGCTCACACATACTGTGATAGTCGATAGACGTATAGGATACTGTGTGTTTATCGTCACTCATTTTATTCTTCCTTAATCTATAAGTCCTAGTTGTTCGAACAGACGCTCTCCAGTAGCCGCACGTAAAACTCTATCTATGTTTGCAACTCCGGGTACGTAAGTCTGCCCTGCTCTAAGCAAAGGAGTTAACGCCTCATCTTCACCCGTTAGCAAACGCTGTCCTGTTTGAGTAGCACCACTTAGAACACCTGCCGCAGCAGCTATCGGCGCTGGTTTTAACTCAACAGGTTTACCACCGTACTCTTCAGATCGAATGTTAACAATACCTGAAGTCATGTTAGAAGCTAACTGGTTTAACAAGGCTTTAGATATTCCTTCAGGAGTGAGCAAGTCTTCAAGTTCTTTGTCTTTAGACAAGTCAAGCGTTTTTCTTCCATCGTCCCATACACCTGCAAACACGCCAAACAAAGCCGCATATTTGGCAGAGTTAAGCATGGCTGTTCGCGCAGCTTCAGCACCTTCCTTTGTGTTTAAGCCTAGACGTTGCGCTCTGGCAATGTTTAAACCAATATCAGTACGTATACTGTTCAACTGCTTGTTCATGTAGCTCAACATACTGTACGCCATACGTCCGTTAGGGTTGTCATGAAACGCTTTAGGCATAGCACTAGCACTAACAGGTTGCCACTTGTTCAATGAAGAACCAGCAAAGTTTAGTACCCAAGGATTACTGTACTGCTCATTCTTTAATGCGTTGACAGTAGCCTGAAACTCAGACTCAGTAAGCCCTTTCATTCCATCATGTTTGCGTAGCTTGTCCAAGTCACCTTTCTTTGCAAGATCAATACCGCGTCTAATCGCACTGTTAGTCAGCATTTCCTGACCCATACGGTTAACTGTAGAAACGCCAGATAACTTGTACAAACCTTTACTAAGGGTATCTAATCCCCGTACAACACCTCTGTTCCAAACAAACCGCTGACCCTCGGCAGCTTCTCTAAACGCTTTTTCACCTGCGTTAGCTAGTTCTCCCATAAACTCTTTGTCTAACCCAATCTGTCTATTAGACAACCAATCAGGATTTTTTATACCGAATGTCTGGTTAAAGGTAGACAAAATTCCTTTCGGGATAGTAGCCGCCCACGCCTTAACACCATTCTGGTAAATAGGTGCGGTAATGCCTTCAGCTACGTTAAGCAAAGCGTTAAGCGGATTACCTAAAAGAGTACCTGAAACTGTCCTTCTAAGAACAGCACCAGCCGCATTGCCTCCTGCTTTAGAAGCAATAAACTGAGAGCGTAGTCCGTTAGCTAGGTTAGCAGCAACATCCTCACTCGCCCCTTCTCTTTTAGCTTGCTTTTCTATAGCCTCAATCACAACATCTAAGCGGCTCTCTCCTTTTCCAATTTTAGGTTGACGCAACTTAGTAACATCAACATCAAACCTAGCAATCAAGGCACGAGCAGTAGAAATATCTTCTGACATTTCTTTAACCGCCAACAAAGGATTGTGGTATTGATCGGGGCTACCTAAAACTTTTCCTTTTTTACTTCCTTGAATTGCTTCAAGAGCTTTAGCAGGTATGTAGTCTCCCTTAGAAACTTTAACAAAGTCTAGTCCAGAAAGAACTGTCATCTGTTCTTGTAAAAGTTGCACAGCTTGCTTTTCTTGATCTGTCTTTGCAGCAGCGTTTAAGTCACTCCATGTAGTACGTCTATCTTTTTTAATAGACTTGTTCATACGCAAAGCTATAGACTTTAACGCTCTATTATTTTCAAACACATCTGCTACTACTTTTAAAGTAGTGTCAAATACTTCTTCTATCTCTCGCTGATCGTGCCTTGCCAAAGTCTCTGCGTCTTCAGCAAGCTTTGCTGCACGTTGACCTACATTCTTAGCAATCCATTCTTTTGTAGTTAAGAGTACATTACCTCGCCAATCGCTAGGTGCTTTAGGGTGTTCAGTTATAGGGGCGTCATCGGTTATGTCATCTACCTTTCTACCCGCCAAGCTAGTATCAAAATCTTTTCCAATTTTTCTACCTTCTTTTGCTCTGCCTACATCAACAAAACCTTCAGACCCCCCTATGTAACTTCCTTTACCTGACCATGTTTCAGCATCTAGCTTTTTGGTTGCTTCTTCTATCTCGTCTGCGCTTTTAGTTAACAGACCACCTGCAGCGCCTCCAATAACGCCTCCAAGACCAGCACCTATTACTGCACTAGTAGCACGATCTTCTCCTTCGCCTGCTAAAAAGCCGTACACAGCCCCCTCTGCCGCACCTATACCACCAACTTTAACGGCACGAGACAGCTTACTACCTGACTGTGCAATCTTAGCAACACCTGCTCCGGGTATAAATAAACCACTAGCCAATCCAGTAACAGACAAAATATTAGAAGCTGTAGGATTATCTTCTTGAAAAGCGCGCAGCTCTCCACGAGAAGCAGTAATAGCTTCGTCCCAAGTCTTTGCTGATCCAGACATTAAACGAACAATAGCATCAAGCTCATCGCCAGCACCTATTGCTGATTCAACAAAGTCTACAGCGCCTGATCTTACAGCACTGTATTCAGGTTGAACAAGACCTGAAAACCGACTTTCTTCAGAATCATCATCAAACCTGTCGAAATAATTCCCGGTCTTTACTTCATCAAATTGATCAAAATAGTTATCAGCCATTTGTGTATGTACCCATTGGACTTATTTTGCTTCTAACTTGTTCTAAATAAGATTGTTCAGGTCTTAAATGTTCAGAAGACATATACTCTCCACCAAAAGCACCGTCTTCTTTTGACGTAACCTCAACACCTTCAGGCAAGTAACCATACTTTGCCAAAAAAGCAGAAGCTAAACTAGGATCATTTTTTAACGCCTCAATAGCTTCAGGAGGAGCTTTGTTTTGATCGTCTTTTGTTCCATAGTTTTCTTCAGCATAGTCAGGATCAATTACTCTAATACTATTAACAATTGTATTTCGTTGCTCTCTTCGTAATTGTATTTCAGCAGTTTCTTTTTCCGCTGTTGTTGGCTTTTCAGGATCTTTAGCAATAAGACTAAGACGCCTAGTAATATCTATATCTCTTATAGGCTCTTCAAGTTGAAGCTCAAGCTTTTGTATTGTTTCTTCTTGAGCCAAACGTGTCGCATTAGTTGCTCTATAGTCAGAAAGAGCAGCCGTATCCTGCATACGGTAAAGAGAATCTTGCAGTTGAGTTTCTAAAGTTTTTGCTCTGCTTCTCAAACCCTCATTCCAAGTTCCTGTTTTTTCGTTCCACCCCTCATCTGCAACTTGTTGATACGCATCAAACCTAGCCTGAACAGTTGCTCTCAAATCTTCAGGTAACTGATCAATAGCATCTTGATAATTTAAATTAGGCTTATTAGTTCTTTCAATACTACGCGCCTCAAGGTAATCACGAGTCTTTACGTTTTGAGTTGTTGTAGTTACAAACTGTTGAAATGCAGCATAAGAGTTTTGCTCGGCAGCTTGTGTTCCTAAATCATCTAGTTTATCTAAATCAGATTCTTGAATAGCTTTTACAATAGCACTATTGTTAGATTGTAACCACGCTTCGCTTTCCATTTCTTGTTGAGCTTTATCCGTTCGCCATCTATTTATTCTGTACTCGTTATACTGCTCAAGAACGGCAGGATCTTTTTTCATTTCTGCAATGCTTTGCTCTAAAGCTTGTCTTTTAGGATTACTTAACGAGGGATTTTGTAAGAGTTCTTCAGCCCGTATAATAGCTTGTGATTTATTAGTAATTTCTGTCTCTTTAGCGCCCGGAATCATTCTTTGCAGTTGCTGAATCGATGTAGCAATTTCTCTTTTTTGCTCTGGAGTTACATCAGAGCCAGCCATTAACTGTTGCAACGATTGAATCTGTTGTGTAACAGCATCTACATTTCCTGCTTGAGCGTCAGCAATACCTTGACTAGATGTTGTAATCATCTTGTCTAGTAGCTCACCCTCTTTAGCTTTTTTGTCTAGCCTTTTTTGTTCAGCCGCCCTAATACCCGGCATTTGCCCTACATTACGAGCAGCTTCAAACAGCCCTTGCTGGTACGTAGGCTGGAGTAGTCCTTGCAAGAAGGTTTGTGAAAATCTAGCCATTAGGAGCCTCCTAACAATTCAATCAACCCAGTGGTAAAGCCCTCTTCTTTTGAACCAATAGGACTAAACAAACCACCAAGCAGTCCTGTACCGAGACCACCAATCAAGTTAGCTCGTGCCTGCTCTGCAATTAACTGAGCCTCAATACCTGTCATTCTAGTCTCACCGAACTGACCAGTACCGAACAACTGAGCCTGCTGTTGCAACTGCGGATACAACTGAGCAGCCTGCTGTACATTAAGCATCTGTGCTTGCGGTACATAAGCACCACCCAGAGCCGCTAGACCCATCTGCTGTGCTTGTGCCTGTTCAGCCTGTGCCTGTTGCATAGCCATCAGAGAAGCTTGGTTACGTGCTTCTGCTTGTGCTTTCTCCATAGCCAATGCTTCAGGAGTACCACCAAACATACTAGTTCGTACACCAAGGCGTCCCTGTTGAGCCAACCGCTCTTCAAGTGCTAGACGCTGGCGCTCTTCTTCAGGAGACTGTACAGCGCGGATACGTCCATACACATCTGCTTCTCGTTGTCCCATAGGAAGAGCAGACTGTCCCAAGAACTGTTGGGACTGACCCATCAACATTCCTTGCAGTGCTTGCTCTTCAGGAGAAATATCCAATCCTGCACTCACGCTAGTAACAGCACCCGTTGTAGGATCTATTTGAGGAGTAACACCAAACTGACCACCCGTTGCTGATGTTACAGTAAACGGACGGAACTGAGACATAGGAAGTATTTGACCAGCTAAAGTTTCAGCTTCAGTCTTAGCTTGAGAGCCAATACCTCTTAAATCATCGTATGCAGTAGCAACGCCTGCAGCACCTGCACCAAGTCCTAAAAGACCTGCAAATTTTTCTAACATCAGTAAGTACCTCCATCAATCGTGACGGTATCGGCACTTCCTAAATCAACAACCACATTGCCTGTAATTGTTAGATTTGGCACTGTCACCGTTCCTGTAAAAGTAGGAGAAGCTAAGTCAGCTTTAGTCGCGTTAGCTGTTGCAATCGCGTTGAACTCAGTATCAAACTCACTACCACGAATAACCTTGCCACTATCTCCAGAAGGTAAACTGTCCTTAGCGGTAAAGTTTGTTGTCTTTGTATAATTGCTCATACTGTTTTACCTATTAATGCTAATACGTTAATTTCTTGGAGAGACAGGGCAAAGCCGTTTATGTCGGCCTCCATGCCAATAGTTATCACACTTCCGTTTCCTGTGCCTGACACAGAACTTTTAGTGGTTAGTTCTCCACCTGTAAATTCGCCTATGTTAAACTCATCTACCCCGTAAAAAGCTGGTACTCCGCTTCCCACATTAAAATTATAAGTTTTAAAAGATGTTGAAAAATCATAAGCCCACTTCATAAATACCGTAGCACCAGATGCACCAACAATTGTAGGTCTTACTTTCTTTAACAACTTAATCTTTGATGGATCACCAAACGTCAAACCGGGGCTGTAGTACCTAAAGCGGTAAGTTGCTGTATTATCGTTATAGCCTGCATACGTACCAATACCATCAGACGTACCAATAAGCAACGTGCCATCTGTCTTGCGCTCAAAACACTTGTGACCAACAGAAGGCCAGCGAGTAACCCTGTAAGCTCCGTTTTCTAATGCACCCTTAAGATCAAAACAATAAACGGTTGATTGACCGGGAAACACAATTAGATAAAAAGAGTTCTCAGGGCTATACACAGAAGCCGTAGGTTTACTTCTTGCGTCTATCACTGCAATTAGTTCTGTCTTAATGTTTAAACTCAGATCAGACAGAGGCAAAGACTTCTCTTGAATAGTACGTCCAAGGCTTCTTAATCCTGAGTTAGACATAAACAACACATCCGTACCAATGTGCTGTACAGAGTTTCTACAAATGCACCCAACGCCTGCAATAGTATCGGCTAGAACCATGTTTGCAGGACTAGAAGCACCTTGATATACAAGTATGCTGTGCTTACCAAAAATAATAAGCAAATCATTGTGAGCAGCTAATGCTCTTACTTCATCGTACCCATCAGGCCATGCCTTAGTTACATCTATAGAACCACTAGAACCGTTACTAAAATCACTACCGTCCAAAAGGTCTGACCAGTAAATAGTCTGAGTGTCAGTTGCGTTGTCTACAATCCACATTCGTCCATAAGCACCAATAGCCTCATGGCACTTCAAAGTTGCTGCCGTAGATGTACCATTAGCTACAGTAAATGTACGAAGACCAGTAGCGTTGTCGTACACCAAAGGATCGTACCCGCGCTGAAAGAAGTACGCCTTGTCATTAAAGTTTACAATCTTCCAGTTGTTATCTGTAATCGTATATGATCCGGGCGTAACGTCAGTCAGGGTGGTAGTCCCTGTCATAATCTTGTTGTTGCCTGCAGTAAACACTACCTCGTTGCCTGCGTCATCGTAAAAGTAATGAACCTTGTGTACGTAGTCAGCACCAAGCGCAGTCTTGTTAGTAGTAATTACATCAATACCCTTACGTGCAGCAATACGGCCCCTCTTGTCAATAACAGCGTTATCCGCAATGTCTGCGTAAGACGGGTCTTGTGCAATCGGGGAGTCTTCTGTGTTGACACCCTTAAATGCAGGAGCGACTAAGTTAATGCTTTGTAGTGGCTGTGCCATGCACTAGTCTCCTTAAGGAGTGTACCAAATAGTTTCTTCTGGGTGCTTCTGTGCATCCAGAGCAATTGCATCAGACAAATACTTATCTGCAATACCAAAGTACTCAGGTGCTGATGTACCCCCTGTTTCGCCACGCTCACGCGCTAACAAAGCTATTGCCATGTGAATTACTGGCTCGCTAGGTATAGCCAGCGTGTCTGTGTCATTACTTAACTCAGTGTTACGTAGTGTACATTTAACTTTTAAACTGTACGCCGCATCAGGTTTAGGGTACACATCAATCTGCGTATCTCCGTTAGTATCTACTCCGTTAAATGTATAGTACTCAGGCGAACCAGAAGCAGGTGTATTAATCAAATACTTATCATCAAACCAAACTTGAGGTTGATATTGCATAACGAGGTTTGAGGTATCGTTAACTGCATTAAGAATTTTAACTTTGTTTTGAGAACCTGTTAGTGAATAAGTTTGGTCATCAGCAGCCGTTGTAATTGTAAGCGTAGTTCTAAGAGCAGACCAATCCCAAGAAGACTCAACAAACTTTTTAGCGTCATTAACAAAATCACCTACCATTTTACTATAGGTGTTAGCTGCTACATTATCTACTTCATCTTCCCGCAGGCGTCTAAGAACATTGTTTACTAAATTCAAATAAGTCATAGTTTTCTACCTGTCAGCATACCGCCTAAAACATCTGCCATAAGGACGCTATTAAGCATTTTTACAAAATCTACTTTAGGTGGCGGGGCCACTGCTTGTGGTACTTGAGGCGCTGCATAATTTAAACCCATAGGAGTAGAAGAAAAAACACCACTCATACCTGCTCCACCATATCCTCCAGCAACCATTGATTCTTGTCCTGCTGGTGTGTCATCTACTGTTGGTTCTTGCATAGGAGCGCAATACCTATCCCAAGTCTGAGTTTCAAAAGTATACTCACCATTTGGGCCTGTAGGTCGTGGGCCTGCACATATCTCTGCTAACGGATCTGAAGGCTCGCTAGGTGTCGTAGGCTCATTAGTTTGAGTAACGCCTTGAGTACCTCCAACTGGCCCACATAGCTGATCCCAATAAATTTGATCAAACCCATACTCTGTTGGTCTAGGCCGAGAACAATCAATCATGTCAGCATCCTGTCTCTTTTTTGTAGTTGTCTAGAAATAAAATCATTTAAGTCTGTCATAGCGTTTTGAGGTTGACCTGCTGTGATAGCAACGGGAGTTTGCTGCTCGTAAGATAAACCCATAGGATCTTTTGATGTAAACATTCCAGAACTTGGTTGTCCTAAACTAACAGAAGGAAGACTAGCATCAACATCTACGTCTACGTCTACGTCTGGGCCTTCAATCTTTACACACTCGCCGTCTTCATTACGGAACCCTTTTGGGCAAGTCGTTTCGGGTACTTTAATATCTACACACTCACCAAGCTCAGTGTTGTACTCTTGACCGTCAGGACAATTTATCTCTGGAACCTTGCAGTACTTATCCCAATTTATTTGTCCAAAGCCGTATTCTTCTGGTCTAGGCTGAGAGCAAAGTGCTTCCAAACTACCTACTTTTGGAACTTCTATGTCTACACATTCACCTAATTCGGTGTTATATTCTTGACCATTAGGGCAAGTAATTTCAGGTACTTCTATGTCTATACATTTACCTAATTCGGTATTATATTCCTGACCATCTGGACAAGTAATTTCAGGTACTGTTATGTCTCCTTTAGGGACGCACTTTCCTAATTCAGTATTAAATTCTTCGTCTATCGTACAACCAAATTCATCTACTGTTATATCTACTTTAGGAACACATTTACCTAACTCAGTATTAAATTCTTCGTCTATCGTACAACCAAACTCGTCTAGTTCTATATTAAGTCCATTACCGTCTATGTCTTTACACAAACCGGGAAAATCTGGATATTGCTCACAAAAATCAAAACCTAAATCTGGGAAGGCTGACTCAAGATCAAGATCAGGAAGACCCGGAAGAATAAAGTCTAAGTCACCGCCTGCTTGGAAGTATCCTCCCAGCATCTTCAGCAACTCTGTTTTGCTTACACCGCCATCAATAGCAGCTTGTATTCCTGCTTCAACAAATGGGAATACAGCTTCTGTTGGTATAAATGAGTCACCTTCGCGGAACCAGTTGTCTACGTCAACGCCTTCACCAAATATATCGCTAAGGTAGTCTTTTACTTTAACTTGGCTCCAGCCACCAACAGCGTTAAGTGCAATACCCTCTAAATCTTCTCCTGATACTGTTCCTGCTAATACTCCTTCTACAATGCCCGATGCTTCATTAAACGGTATACCTAATAAATCTGAAAGATACTGAGTTTTTTCAATCATCCATTGTGAGGCATTACCTACTTGAGTTCCGTCAATAACCCAGCCACCATAAGCTCCCGGCGTAGCCGCACGTAGATCATTAAACCAACCACCAAGACCACTAAGAATTCCTGATGTAACTACGGCTGAAGGATCAATTTTACCGTTTACAATTCCTTGGCTAATTACAGAGCTAACAACACCAGTAGCCGCTCCACCAGCAGCACCACCGCCAAACGCCGCACTCACTGCAGGGCCAGCAGCACCTGCGGTAAATGCACCTACCATTACAGCAGCAACGACTTTACCGTAGTCTGGGCCTTCAGCTTTAAACGAGCGAGTAAATGTACTACCGTTGAATAAAAACAAATCTCCGTCTTTGTTCTGATACTGCGCTGGAATACCATACTTGTTCATCAAGGCTGAGTTCATCTCAACCCAAGCAGTCATTGCAGTGTTGCTTGCATCTTGTCCTGCCGCTGCTTGCTGTCCGTAATAAATCTCTTCGTCCCTGCCGCCACCAAAGCTAGAGCCAACATTAGGCGTAGGGGCTGGACCTGTAGGATAAAGATCAGAGTCGGTGCTAGGGTAATCAGCCATGTACTCAGCAGTGGTAGGATCAGGTAAGTCACCTGTTTGGATAAGCCCTTGCCGTTCTGATATAAAGCCCCAATAGTTATCCCAATCGGTCTGCTGTTTAAGATAACCCATGCCTTCTTTGGCATCCCATGCGGCACGTATTTCTTCCTCGGTGTAATAACCACCACGGTCTTGACCAATGCCCATTGTTTCAGCACCAGTGTCACTCATGGTTGAGTCAGTTTCTCTTGGTCTTACCCAATAATAGACCTGCTCTCCATCCTTGTTATAGTAATTCCCATCATCGCCAACAGTGTAGTCTTGGCGTCCTACCATTGAGTCTTGTCCATACAGACTGCGCTCTGCTTCCATAACAGAGTTTTGTAGGGCGCTGTCTTCTGCAGTAGTATCTTCAAAAATGTCTAGCTCTAGGGCCATCTATTTCTTCCCCTTCAGGGCCAACAACTTGTCAGCCCCACGGATACCAAAGGATGCAGATACTGCCATGAATAACAAGTACTGATACCAATCAGGAAGCCTGTTTAGCTCACTGAAGGCAAGACCAATGCGGTCTATGATCTCTACGTCGTTCATCCCAATACCCCACATAAGCGCAACCACAGGCGCTGAGAGCAACACTGTAAACCACTCGTCTTTCCACGAGGTAGCACTGGCAGACGCCATAAGCTGTTCCCAAGACGCAGTGTTCTGAATTACCTGCATCTTAGCTTCGTGTATTGCAGTCTTCTCTGCAGCCCTGTTTTTCAGAGCAGTACCGAGCAGTTCAGCAATAGGTGATATGAGTGCTTGCCACATACGTTATCTGACCATGTAAACAAGTATAGAGGCACACGCGCTAACAGCTATCCAGAAGAATCTCTCAGCGTTTTTGACAGAGCCTGAGTTAGCCAGCACATCTGTCGTTAGCTCTCGTATGTCATCCTCCTGATCGTCTAGACGCTTTTCGTGCCTGTCCATGCGCTTGAACACAGATAGCATTTGCTCTTCAACACGAGCAATCTGTGATACCGCTTCAGCCAACTTGTCGAGTTTCTGCTCTATCCTGTCGAGTCTGTGTTCGTCTAACATTAGTTACCGCCTGTTTACCAAGGTACACCACAGCCATGAGTCGGGTTAGCCTGCTCTGCAATCTGCGCGTCTACAGAAGCTTCAACGTCTGCTACAGGGTCGTTACCTTCGTTAGCAGTTGAAGTCATGTCAGCGGTCATCCAAGAGAGTACAGTTGACTCATCAACATCATCCCAAGCTACAAAGTTATCAGGATCAGGTTCAGGTAGGCCGTGTGTGCCATATGCGTAACCGCTGTTACCGTTTTCGTCTTCTTTTGAACAAGTCCAGTGAACGGTGGTGACTACGTTAGACAGACCATCTTGTGATACTGCGTAGTCCAGTGCTGCTACTTTCCATGTGTGTGACATCTTATGCTCCCTTCAGTGCCGCTACTTCGGCTTTTAAGTCTTGAATCTCTTTAATCATCATTGGGACTAGCTTGCTGTAATCCACTTGCCACATATTATCTTCAGTCTCGCCTTGAGATACAGCTTCTGGCGCAACGTCAACAAGTTCTTGTGCAACCATGCCGTAGGTTTGGTGTGACCCGTTAACTTTCCAATCAAACGAACGTACACGGATAGCGTCAATGTTACCTGCTGGTGCGTCTACGATGTTTTCCTTTAGGCGGACGTCTGAGGTTGTGTTGTAAGACACGCTTGTGGCGCTATTACTTACTGAACCAATAGCCCCGTTTGGATTATGATAAATGGTAAAGTAACGTCCTCCAGCGGTAGAGTTTTTATAAAGACCTTGCACTGCTGTAGTACTACCAGACCCTGTTTCATAAATAAGCTCTCTGTGGCTATACGAGTTTAAAGACGCTGATGTAGTACCAATCGTAACTTGGCCGTTTTGGTTAAGCCTCATGGTTTCCGCGCCAGAGGCCCTACTGAATATTATTTTTCCATTACCAAGAGAGTTGTGTATAAAAAGCTGGTCGCTGGTGTTCAGGTACATTCCCTGCATTGCAGTGCCGTTCCTGTTAAACGCAAAACCGCCAACAGAGCTATTAACTGGCGTACCACTAATGCGTTTAGTAACAATCAGACCATCTACTTCAAGCTCTCCCTTAGGACTCGCAGTGCCAATACCCACGTTGCCGCCAGAATTTGCAACAATTAGGTTGTCAGCATACCCAACAGCATTTAATTTGTAGTAGTCCAATGCCCCAGAGTTTACAGTCCATTCAAAAGGAGCAGTCGCGCCTGTTTGCCTAAACGAACCATTCACATGGAGTTTTGAAGAAGGACTCGCAGCGCCAATCCCAACGTTGCCAGAGCTATCAATACGCATACGCTCTGTGTTATTTGTCATAAAACGAGTAGGGTGATTAGTGCTTGAACCAAAAAGCGCAGTGTTTGATGCATCTGCTCCGATAAATGCGTTAGTTGTTCCGTTACTTGAGTAAAGATAAGCAGAACCAGATGACGTTACAACTGATAAAGGGTAACTAGGACTCGTAGTACCAATACCTACTTTACCGCCCGTTAAACTCATAGTAGGAGTAAACGCATCCCCTACTGCTGGCGAAAACTCCATCCTTGCATCTTCTGAATTATTAGAAACATCTGTAGCAACAACATCTATTCTTCCAAAAGTAGAGTCGTTGCCTGCATCGTCTTCCCCAGAAAACTGTATTCTTCCTAAAATGTCATTATCTGCTGGACTTCCAGAGTTTCTGTAAAGTTTTAAAACTGGCCCTTCACTTGCATCTGCATCTGTAGAGATTAATGTAAGCTGTGGATTATTATCCGCTGTAGTAATAGTAGAGGCAGCAGTGGCAGTCAGCGTAGTAAACGTACCTGCAGCGGCAGTAGAAGCCCCAATGGTAGTGCCGTTAATTGTCCCGCCTGTAATTGCTACAGCAGCAGGATCAATGCCTCCCGGCAAATAACTTGATAGATTAGCCATTAGTTAGCTCCCTTAAATAGCCGCAATAATAAATGCAAGTAGTTCTGAATAACGTATACCCATGCGGTCATGCTCTTCACCAGTTTCTTCGTCTGTCCAAGTGCTGTGAATAAACATTCCGTATTCACCTGCGTCTAAGCCTTCAGCCTCAAATGCCGCTTGCAAGTCTTGCGCGATAATTCCAAAATGAAAGCGAGCTGTTTTGTCGCTTCTCGCATTGTTATCTTTTACTTCTACAGCGTCCTTCCATCGGTACTTACGCAAAAGCCCTTTAGCCGCTACAGCTACGCGAGCCTCTGCTTCCGTTAGCTCCTTAATGTCTTGCTTTAGTCGCTCATCTGAGCCTGTAACTACGCCGTTAGTAATGTAGGCATCGTTATATCTTCCACTTGCAGTTCCAATGTCATAAGTGTTGTCTGCTAAAACTCTAAGGTGTCTAGTGTAAAGAATTACATCAGTAAGACGCAGTGCTTCAGACCCAGCGGCGTACCAATAAACATGATCGCCCCCCATGTACATACTTTCATCAGAAGTAACAGAGCTACCGTTGTAAATGCCTGAATAGGTAGAATCAGAATATGTAGTTATGCGGGTGTTGCCAGAACCAAATGTTCCGTTGCCATGCACATGAAGCGTTTGAGCAGGACTCGTAGTGCCTATACCTACTTTGCCAGAGCTATCAATACGCATACGCTCTGCGCCATTGACACGGAAATACATAAAATCGCTTGCGTGGTAGTAGAGAATCCCAGCCGCGTCTGAATCTTCAGGATCGGCCCACATAATTCCTGCTTCTGCGCTGTTCGGAGTAGAAATCTGAATAGCCGTGTGTGTGCTATGCTCTAAATTAAACTGAGTATAGGGGTGAGCAGGAACGCTACCTGCGCTACCATTCTTAACGTGTAACCTATCAGAAGGGCTATCAGTACCGATACCTACGAGGCCATCACTAGTAATACGCATACGCTCTGCTAGCGCCGCAGTTCCGTTTGTAGCAGTTTTTAATACAAAGGCTCCACCGTCACTAGCATTTCTAACAGCAGAAAGTTCCGCAGCTCCAGCCGTTGACGTACCAGACGTAGAGTTTACAAAGCGTATTGATGAAGACGTTGAAGCGGCTGTTGCGTTGTTTCTTACTTGAAGGTTAGTAGTGTCGCCGCCAGAGTTA